GTCGAAATTTTGACTTAGAGTTTTAGTTTTAGAGATGAAGTGCGCTGAGTGTGGGCGTCGGATCAGGACAGAACCTCGGTTCGCCACCGAGCCTACGAAGGGGTCGAGAGGCTGGTGGAAAGCGATCGCTAAGGCCGCCGAGGCGTTCGGGACGCCGCTCATGGAGTGGCAGAGGCTAGGTGCCCGTCTGCTCGGCGAACAGGACGGTGGGGTCCCCCGCTACCAGACAGTGATCGTCTCGGTGCCCCGCCAGCAGGGTAAGACCACCCTCTCCCATGCGGCGATCGACGCCCGCGCTCGACTGTATGAGGGGCAGCGGATGTTCGGGACGGCGCAATCACGCATCTACGCCGCCCGCCACCTGGAGAACCTCGGGCAACGACTGATCGGGCTGGACCCTGAGATTCAGCTGAGGCTTGGGGTGGGAGCCGAGCGGATTACGTGGCCGAACGGGACCCGCTTCGAGGTTATAGCCCCGAACAAGGGCGGTGGGCATGGCGATTCGATCGATTTCATGCTGGTCGATGAGGGTTGGGAGCTGACCGACGTTCTCCTCGGCGGTATCCGCCCGGCGATGATCGCAAGACCGCATGCGCAGATGCTGGTCATCTCGACGATGGGCACGGTCGAGTCCGAGACATGGAATCGGTTGGTCGCTCGGGGGAGGGATGCGGTCGACGACCCTGACGCCACCGTCGCCTACGTCGAGTATTCCGCCGAGAACGACGAGGACGTGTTCGACGAGGACACCTGGCACGACTACATGCCCGCCCTCGGCGTGACGGTGACTCATAAGGCGATCCGGGCGGCGATGGAGGACATGGAACCCGCCGAGATCGTTAGAGCTTTCGGGAACCGCACCACGCAGGCCCTGGTGACTCTCTTCCCGTCCGACTGGGTGGAGAGGGCTTGGAGTGTGATTCAGCCGCCGCCGAGGTTCGTGCTGGCGGTCGATGTGAACGACGAGCCAGCCGGGGCGACCGTCTCCACTTCGCATCTGACTGACGACGGCAGGGTGGCTGTCCGTGTTGTCCAGTGGCGTTACGGAACTCCCCGCTGGATACCGGAACTAGTCGAGCGGATGGTGGACGAGCGGGATGTCGAGGCGATCGTCTACGACGCCGGGGGACCGGCGAGAGAACTGAAACCCGATCTGGAAGCGATAGCCGAATCCCGGCTAGTTCCGCTCATCGACCGTAAGCCCCGTGATTTCGCCGCCGACTGCGCCCGCTTCTACGACGCTCTCCGGGAAGGTCGGGTGGCGATGGAAAAGACAGAGGAACTAGAGGCTTCGATCGCCGCCGCCCAGCGTAAGACGTTGGGGGATATGTGGGTGATCTCCCGCCGCATGATGAACCAGGACGCCTCACTGCTGATTTCGGTGATTCTGGCGCATGGTGTGGCGGCGGAGCTGGCTGTTTCGCCGGTCGCCGGATACTCGATTCACTGGTTCTAACCGTTGCCCGATGTGCAACCGTGCGGTAGCATTACGGCATGGGCCTTCTCCAGTGGCTCGAAACAGGTTCCTGGTCCGTGCCCGACGCTCCCGAGACCACCGAACAGCGTGAACTCCAGAGCGTAGTCACCGACCTCGGCGTCGCCTACGAAACGAAGATCGCCGAGATCCTCGGGCTATCCGACTCCTCGATCCCCGCCGTTTACCGCGCGGTGCAGTTCATCGCCGACACGATCGCTTCCCTCCATATGGAGCAGGTCGATGAGCGGTCGAATGTGAGAGACCTCGACACGCCGATGATCCTCCTGCGCCCCGACCCGACCGAGACCTACCACGAGACGATGCACAAGATCGCCATGAGTCTCCTCTGGCGGGGTAACGCCTTCTTCCGGGTTGTGTCCCGTTCGGAGGCTTCGGGACTACCGACAGCGATCCAGGTGCTGAACCCCGACGAGGTGGCGGTGAACTGGGACCGGCAGCGGTTGTTCCCCGTCTACGAGTGGCGTAACCAGACGTTGGAACGCAACCGGGACATCTTCCACATCCCGATCAACCTCTATCCCGGCCACGTCGAGGGCATGTCGCCGATCTCTGCTGCCCGTCACCTGTGGGAGACGATGAAAGCCGAGGGCAACATGGCAAAAACCCTGGTCGCCGACAACGCCACCCCCTCGGGTTTGCTGCACTCCCAGAAACCTCTCACCCGCCAGGAAGCCGAGGAGGTTCGGGACATTTGGGAAGGTTCACACAAGGGCCGCAAGCGGGTTGGTGTCACGTCGGGGTCGGTCGAGTTCAAGCCTCTCCAGATCAAGCCGGTGGATGCGCAGTTTGTCGAGTCCCGCAACTTCTCGATCCAGGAAGTAGCCCGCATCTTCGGTCTCCCCGGCCACTTCCTCGGCGTCTCCTCCGGGTCGAGCATGACCTACTCGACGACCGAATCACTCAATCGGCTTTTTGTCACGAATACCCTCCGCCCCACCTACTTAGAGAGGATCGAGCAGGTGTTCTCGATGCTGCTGCCGCCCTTCAAGGTGGCCCGCTTCAACACCGACGAACTTCTCCGTGCCGACATCAAGAGCCGCTACGAAGCTCACCACATCGGCATAGCGGCAGGGTTCAAGACCCCGAACGAAGTGAGGAAGGAGGAGGGTCTCCCGCCGATGCTCGGAGGCGACGAGCTGCGCCAGCCGAGTAACGAATCTGTCCCCGTGTCGCAGGAGTCCAAGCGTGCCTAACAGCGAGATCGTCTACCTGACTCACGAGGCCCCCGTCGAGGTTCGGGACGCCGAGCAGCGTCTCATCTCGGGCCGGATCGTCCCCTACAACGAGCAGATCCTCGTCCGGGGCCGACCCGAATCCTTCGCTCCCGGTTCCCTTTCCGGCATCAACCCCGAACGGGTTCGGCTCCTCGACCATCACGATCAGCGCAAGCCGATCGGCAAGATGGTTTCCCTGGAGGAGCGCTCAGACGGGGCCTACGCCACTTTTCAGATCGCCCGCACCGAGCGGGGCGACGAAATCCTACAGCTAGTAATCGAAGGGGTCCTCGACTCCTTCTCCCCCGGCTTCGTCCCTGGTGTCCAGGACGCAAACGGCGTCCATCAGCGCATCAAGGACTTGCCGGAAGTGTCCCTCGTGACCTTCCCCGCCTACGCCGGGGCAAAGGTCCTGTCCGTTCGAGAAGAGGAGGCCATCGTGCCCGTTGACGAAACCCAAACCGAATCGAATGCTGTGACTCTCGACCCTGAGGCGCTGGACAAGCTCCAGAAGCGCCAGGAGGAGATGTTCTCGACACTGACGAAGCTTCAGGCGGCGATCGAGTCCGGCAACGTCCAGACCCGCAACGCTCCCAAGCCGCCCACCAGGCTGGAGTGGTTCCGTGCCCAGTTCGCCCGGAACTACGACAACGACCCTGGCCCCTGGGAGGCGCTCCAGAAGCGCTGGGAGGAGTTCAAGGAGTATGCCGCCGAGCATGCCCCCGAGAAGCTTCAGACCCGCGCCCTGGCCGACATCACAGGCGGCGAAACCCAGGCGGGAGACAACACCCCACCCGACGACCTATCCGGTCTGGTAGTCGAGGAGTTCCTCGCTTCCCAGCTGGTCAACGTCCTCGACGCCCGCCGCCCCTTCTTCCGCCGCCTCGGGTCCTTCCCGGCGGTGCGCTCCGGGTATGTCCGCATCCCGACCATCACCCAGCACACCGCCGTGGACAAGCGGGCCGGGCAGAAACAGGAGGCCAACTCCCAGGCGATGATCGTTACCACTTCCGCCTTCGAGGCTGAGTGGTATGACGGCGCTGTCGATATCGCCCTGGAGATCATCCGCACCGCCGAACTCGATGTTCTCAACCTGGTCTACAACGACCTGCTGGGTGTCTACGCCAAGCGGATCGAGACGGCGACGATCGAGAAGGTCGAAGCTGGCGGTCTCGGCTTCACCTACACGGGCGCTCCCCTACGCACCGACTCCTACGAGGACTTCATCACCGACGTGGTGACCTGGGCTATCGAAGTGCGGGAAGCCACCGACTTGCCCGCCACCAGGCTGGCGGTCACCAAGGACCAGTGGATCGCCCTGCTGGCGCTGGTGGACGCCAACAGCCACCGCCAGTTCGCTCCAGGCGACCGTTCCGACGCTTCGGCCACACTCACCGCCGAATCACTCGTTCTGCCCGGCGGGATCGAGGTGTTCTACGCCCCGAACCTCACCCAGGCGGTGATGTTCAACGAGGCGGCGTTCCGGGCGGTCGACTACGGCCCCGAACGTGTGGAAGCGGTCAACGTGGCGCAGATGGGCCGGGACCTCGGTGTCCTGGGCCGAGCCATGTGGGTGCCCCGCATCCCCTCCGGCGTGATCGTGTTCGGCGACGACCCCGAGGAGAGCTGATAGACAGTGGCCACCCCTTCCCAACCTCAGCTGGACGCCATGGCCCAGGCGGTCATCTACAAGGCTGTCCGCTTCCTCAAGCTCCCGGAGTCGCCTCTGGGAGCTTGGGGCGAATTCTCTGAGTATGGGGTGGGGGTGGCCACCGTCCGCCCCGACCACGCCATCGAGGAGATGCTCTACGGGCTGCGTCTCAGAGACTGGGACGTAGATCTGGAGAGTCTGGTCACCGCCGACGACGTTATCCGCGTCGGGTTGGAGATGGACCCGGCCACGTTCCCCGCCGACAAGCTCGGGGATGTGGAACGTGCCCTCTCCGCCGCCGTGTCGTGGGTGGCCCACTACCTCCAGCAGGGGGTGGGGATATCGTGATCGAGCGCCTCATCGACGCCCTCAAAGACGGGCTGGGCGACATCCCGGTCCAGGTGACGGTCCCGGCCACCCTGACCCCCGGCACGGTAGTGGTGGCCCCCGGCGACCCGTTCTTGGTGCCCGGCAACCACGGTTCCATAACGGAGCGGTGGGATGTTCTTGTGGTTACCTCCGCTGCGGGTCCCGACCGGGGCGTCAACTGGCTGCGTGAGACCTCTCTCCTCGTCCGCAAAGCCGCATCTTCGGTAGGTGCGGTCTGGTCCCAGGCGCTCGGCCCGTCTCGGGCCACACCGAACGAGAACGACATGACCGTCCTAGTCGTCAACCAGATCAGTTTCCGTTACGACCCCAACGAACTGGAGAACCCATGACCATGACTTTCATCCCCGGCTACAAGGCCACCGTCACGCTCAACAACGAGGACGTTTCGGCCATCGGCAACGTGGTGTCGCTCAACCTGACCCGCAACGTGATGGTTAAGAACGTCTTCGGTGCTGGTTCCGCCAACTCTCTGGGTGGGCAGCGGAGCGGCACCTTCTCGGCGTCGGGTCACGTCGCCGCAGAGAAGGTCGCCGCCTTGGTCGCCATGTTCGACTCCGACACGTCGATCGACTTCTCTATCCAGATCGGTGACGCGTCCGGGCCGACCGACGGCGGCACCTACACCGGCAAGTGCAACATCTCGTCCTTCACCATCGAAGCCAACGCAGATGGGGAGTGGGACTGGTCCATCCAGGCCACCACTGACGGAACTGTCATCCACACCCCTCCTTCGGGCTGAACCATGCAGACAGCCGTCCAGGTCGAGGGCTTGAGGGAACTCAACCGCTCTCTAAGGAAGGTCCAAGAGGACTACCCCAAGGAGATGCGGCAGATCCACCGGGCCATAGCCGAACCCATCGCCGAGGATGCCCGGCGGCGGGTCCGGTCTCGATCTGGACGGCTAGCCCGCACCGTCCGCCCGCAAGCCGGGCAGAGTTACGCCCGTGTCGCCGCAGGCCGCCAAGGCTTGGATCGGCGCACCGGCTACAACTACGCCGGAGTCAACCACTTCGGTGGCTACCCCGGCGCTTATGCGGGTAACCCGTTCCTGTTTGACGCCGTAGACGCCCACCTGGAGCGAACGCTCGACACCTACAAGAAGATGACCGACGCTTTCCTCGACAGAGTCTGGGAATCGATTTAGGGGAGGAAACCATGAACCTCGACACCCCAATCATCGCCATCGACGTGGAAATCATGGACGGAGACGGCAAATTCCTCTCCGAGACGGTCGAGCTATCGCTGTCCGACTTCGCTGTGGACGACGTTCGGGCCGCCGCCTACTGGGAGGAGGTAGACCCCGACACCTACCACCTATTCGCCACCGGCAAAATCACGGCAGGGGACTTCGGAGCGTCCGCCATCAAGATGAGGGCTTTCCTCTACGCCCTGACCCGAGCCAAGGTGCGGGACCCCCGCATCCGCCGCACCATGGGCTTGGACGACTTCACCATGAAGACCTCCGACCTGCAAGCGATCGCCGACGCCATCTCCGACCTCCCCGACGACCTGACCGAACTCCTCACCGAGGCCTGATAGGGGGCACCTGTGGCCCGCCGTAGCTCCACCATCAAGGTCTCCATCCTGGGCGACGCCCGGGACCTTCAACGCGCTTTCGGCCAGGCCACCACCGCTTCCCGCAGCTTCCAGGACCGAATCAAAAACGACTTCAACATCCTGGGGCGGATGGCCAAGACAGGCGTTCTGGCCATCGGGGGGATCGCCACCGCCGTAGCAGGCCTAGCCCTCAAGGGCGGCATCTCCCGAGCGCTCAACATCGAGGACGCCCGAGCCAAGCTGAGGGGTCTCGGCCACGACGCCGAAACCGTCGAGGCCATCATGGACAACGCCCTGGCGGCGGTCAAGGGGACCGCCTTCGGGCTGGACGAGGCAGCCACCATCGCCGCTTCTGCCGTCGCCTCAGGCATCGAGCCGGGGCAGGAACTGGAGAGAACCCTGAAGCTGGTGGCCGACGCCGCCACCATCGCAGGCACCCCCCTCAACGAGATGGGGGCCATCTTCAACAAGGTCCAGGCCAATGGCCGGATGATGACCGAGGAGATGAATCAGCTCCAGGACCGGGGCATCCCGATCCTGCAATGGCTCCAGGAGGAGTTCGGGGTCACCGCCGAGGAGATGCGCCGGATGGTCACGGAGGGGCAGGTAGACGCCGAGACCTTCCGCAAGGTCATCGAGGACAACATCGCCGGTGCTGCGCTGGCGTCGGGAGAAACCACACGGGGAGCTTTCGCCAACGTCCAGGCCGCCCTGTCC